TAAGGTCGGGGCGTCTGGCAATGCCAGTAAGGGTATTGTCTATCTATTGGAGAGATCAGTTGACTACGCCTGCACAAAATTACGAGCGGAAGCAGTTGATGTCGTGCTTTGGGACCGTTCGCGGTCCCACCGGCATCGTCATTCAACAAACGACCGTTCAAGATGCTGTGCAGGTTAAGCGTCTGATCCGACCGGCGTCATCGTCCAATCCCGTAAGGCCCGATAAGACACGGGCCCCAGGGTACTGGGCGTGCACCTGGAACGACTCGGCAGGATTCAAAGGGACACTGACGATGCTTTATTCGCCAAGTGACCCCCAATGGTCCGAATCGGGAAGTGCCAGGGGTAACATTGTAGCGCCTATAAGCCCGCTTACCGATGTGAGCCATGCAAATGGTTTACTTCGGAATTGTAGGCTGAAAGCTGCTGCAAGTATGACGGCTGACTCAATGCAGTTTAATGCTGCTATGCGTCAGGTAGATGATACGCTCAAACTCGCTGGTTCGTTTTCCAGCCGAGCTGCCAGAGACTTGGAACATCTCATGGATGGACCGGGAGGGCTCGCACGCAAACTGGGACGTATGTCTCAGTGGCGTAAGGTGCCCGATCGGTACTTAGCGTATCTGTACGGGATTGCCCCCTTAGCGGGGGATCTCGAAAACGCATTTGAACAATTGTCACTTATGAACGAAAGAGGCTTCGGCTTGAACGTCGTTCTAAGGGCTAACCTGAAGTCGACCGAAACGCTTCCTCCCTACCCAGTTAACCTCAACAACGCAAGAGGTGGCCACGTTCAAGGCCATCTCCGCGGTACGAGGAAGATTGGGTGTAGAGTTGGCTATCGATTCGATATTCCAGGCTGGTACCTAGAGCGGAGTGCTATGCCGTTGACCCCATTCTCGCAGGCTTATGAGCTCACGAGGATGTCGTTCGTGTGGGACTGGTTCATTCCGGTTGGTGATTGGATTGGCGCTATGGAGTCTTGCCAGTATTCTCCTTTCTTCAAGGAAGGATGGGAAGTTTCCAAGGTGGTCGATACTTATAACCAAGTTGTACCGGACACGTACTGGAACAAGACGATCGCAGTAAACGTTAGCGGTCGTCAAGTTTGTGGTGCGATGGTGCGTTCTCCGGTTGAGACGTGGTCGGTGCTTAACATTGCCCCGCCCGCTATCAACCCAACTCCCTCGTGGTCTAAAGCCGCGCAGGGTCTTAGCTTGCTTACTCAGGCGTTCAAACGCTGGTATTAACCCAGAGGAGCATTTCACATGCCCATTACGCTCGATAGCCTTGTCTACGACAACGTTGGATTCAACCAGAACGGCCAATACGTGTACTCCGAAAAGAGTGCAGGTGTTCCGTCTGGTTTCGCCTACCTGACTGCCAAAGTGAATACTGGCACCGGGAAAGCGGACTCCGTCGTCAAGTGGAACTTGAGCCGGCCCATCGTGGCCACCGTCGACAGCGATTGTGCCTGCGCGGGTGAGGTCTTGCGGACGTATTACGCCCGCATCGAGATCACGATCCCCGCAGGTTCGACTGCTGCCGAACGCATTGACTTCGACGACCAGATCCAGAGTCTCGTCGCTGCCGCCCAGTGGGTGGCTTCGGTGGAGACCCTGGTGCAGCCAAGCGGTTAATCCCGCTCGGTCTCCCGTCTACCAAGACGGGCTGTTCCTCCTAGTTAGTCGTTCGTTCATACGATCCCTCCATGGAGTACGTGTATGAAACTTAAGAGTAAGCGGCATCCTGCCGCTCTCAGGTGGACACTGCAAGATGTAACTAGCGACGTTCTCGCCGAGTGGTGTCGGGGACTGGAGATCTCTCCTGACCCGGCTACACTCGTCCATGCTCCGATGCCGGACCCAGCGGGCTACACCTCGGAAGAGTTCCGGGTGGCCTACTGGCAGGCAGAGACATGGTCGAAATATCCCTTCGAAATGGGGATTGATCGAAAAGAAGTAGCTCTTGCTAACTTCTTCGAGTTCGAGGCTAGTTGTGCTGCGACGAATCAACGGCTGTGCGAGGTGATGTCTAGGCCGGTACCTGAACGGTATCGTTCCTGGCTTGCTTCCGCGCAGTCGTTGATGAGTTACCTTTTCGAGGATTTTACTCTCGACGAGGTTCTACAGCATTGCAAATGGGGCCCTGGTGCATCAACATCGATGTCCAGGCTCATAGCGACACCGCAGAATAAGTGGGCTAAGGCTGCCCACATATCAAAACCGGCTCTACCTTATAAGGTCGCCTTCGAGCGCTGGTGTGGGAGGGAATTTTCTCCTGCGTTAGTAGTTAAAGGTAATAGGGTAGTCACCGTCCCAAAGAACGCGAAGACTGAGCGAACAATTGCGATCGAACCAGATTGGAATATGTTTTTCCAGCTTGGCTTCGGCGGAGCGATCCGTCGTCGATTGCAACGTAAGTTTGGTCTCCTTCATAAGAACGCCCAGGAGGTTAACCAAGCTCTCGCTAAACGCGGGAGTGAGGACGGTTTCCTGGCCACGGTCGACTTGAAGGGCGCGAGTGACACCGTTTCGCTTGCGCTCGTTGAGCTACTCGTTCCGCCGAACGTCTACCAACACCTTATCAACCTGCGGAGTCCCGTTGGGACGCTGCCGGACGGTAGGGAGGTTACCTACGAGAAAATATCCTCGATGGGTAATGGTTTCACGTTCGAGCTTGAGACAGCGATCTTCTACTGTCTTGTTCGGGCCTGCTCAGGATACGCTCGCGCGTATGGTGATGACATCATATGTGCGTCAGGTGCAGTTCAGCAGGTGCTCGATTTCTTGAGCTTCTGCGGTTTTGCATCGAATGAGAAGAAAACCCACAGCAGCGGTCCCTTCCGGGAAAGCTGCGGTGGACACTTTCACTCAGGCGTAAACGTAACCCCACCTTATGTCAGAAAACCACTCGTAGGAGCCGCTCGGCTGGTGTTTTGTAACCGGTTGAGCGAGCTCTGTTCGAATGGCCACTGGCGTGAGGGCCGCTATAAGTCTACGTGGGAAGTGTGCGCGCAGAAGATTCCTCGCTGGCTTTTTGGGCCAGTTGGTGTCGACGGCGTGCTGCATGTACCATTCGATGCGGCGAGACCGAGGCGATCTAAGCGTTACCAGTCCTTTACTGGAACACGTTTGGTTGAGTCTCGTAGGGTTGGCGAAAGTTGCCAATACGGAGGGCTTATGCAGTCCTTATGGACACATGGGCCTGAAGTGGATTGGCGGTTGACAGGTTTCGAAAAGAAGTCTAGTCGGCCGGTTCTCTCCTATCAGTCTTGGGTTAGTGGATGGCGGGAGCTTGCTCCCTGGTGCAGCGTGTAACAGCGCTGTTGGTTCACTTTCAGGTCCGGCATAGTTCGG